ACTATATATTGTGGTATGGTGTATGGCGAAATTGGGGAATATCATCCAGTTAGTAAGAAGTCGCCAATAATCTACTTATGTGGAACGAGGAAAGCTATGGATGCCGATTTAGGGGAAAGGATGAAATGGCTTGATTGACAAAGTTGTATATATCTGTCATGAGTTTGGAGGTAAAAAAGAGAACGCCGAGAAGGTGGCAAGACTCATTGAATTGTTTGTCGATATTTACCCCAATACTTGTTTCATGTCCCCGATTCATGCGTTCGGTTACATGTACGACTCGGTGGATTACCACACAGGGATAGAGCATTGCTTAACCCTCTTAGATATGTGCGACGAAATGTGGACTTTTGGTAGTAAGAGTATGAGTAGAGGTTGTATGATTGAAAAAGAGTATTGTAAAAAATATAAGATCCCGATAATAGAAAGGGGTGATTATGATGAATACGAATCGGACATTGTTTGGTAGAGAAGTAATATTTTGCGATGAACCTGAAATTACGAGGAATAATTTATTAGATGTTTTAACTCAGGCTTTAACAGTTCATCAGAAAAATAGTAACGACATTGATTATTTATATAAATATTATCGGGGTAAACAACCAATATTACAAAGGACTAAACAAATAAGACCCGAAATTTGCAATAAGATAGTGGAAAATCATGCTTATGAGATAGTAGAGTTTAAGAAAGGTTATATATTCGGTGAACCAGTTCAATATGTTCGTAGGGGAGAAAGTATAGAAGAAGATTATATTTCTTTGTTAAATGAATATATGTTTATAGCTGATAAGGCACAAAAGGACAAAGAATTAGCAGAATGGTTTTTGATTAGCGGGACAGCTTACCGTATGGTTTTACCGAGTTCCGAGATGGATCCTGATATACCTTTCGAAATTGATACTTTAGATCCTCGATATGCTTTTGTAGTTTATTATAACGGTTTTGGTAAAAAACCTTTAATGGGAGTTAAATATGTAGAAAATGCAGATGGTGAGATTGTATATAGCATTTATACGAGCGATGCTTATTTCGAAGTAATAAATGATCGGATAGTAAAAGAAGAACCTCATGCTTTAGGATATATACCGATTATTGAATATCCAGCTAATGCTTCAAGGTTAGGCGCCTTTGAGGTAGCACTTCCTTTATTGGACGCTTTAAATAATATTACTTCTAATCGTTTAGATGGTATTGAGCAATTTATTCAGAGTTTTATTAAGTTTGTTAATTGTGATATTGATGAGAAAACATTTACAGCATTGAAAGAGTTAGGTGCTTTGAAAGTTAAAAGTAGTTCTACTAATCCAGCAGATGTGGATATAGTTAGTCAGGAGTTAGATCAAAGTCAAACTCAAATAACCAAAGATGATATTTACAGAACAATTTTGATTATATGCGGTATGCCTGATAGACATCAGAGTTTGAGATCTACCAGCGATACCGGGACAGCGGTTTATTATCGTGAAGGCTGGACAGTAGCAGAAGGTAGGGCGAGAGATACCGAGTTGATTTTTAAGAGCTCGGAAAAACAGTTTTTAAAATTAGTTCTTAGAATTCTTAAAGATATAAATGGAGTTGAAATTAAATTAAACGAAATAGATATTAAATTCACTCGCAACAAATCAGAAAATCTATTGGTTAAGACGCAAGGGTTACAGAATCTTCTCGAGGCGGGAATACATCCTCAAATAGCGATTTCCACTAGCGATTTATTCAGTGATTCTGAACAAGTATATAGTGATTCGCTAGAATATCTTGAGAAATGGAGATATGCGGAAGCTACTGTAACTCCGGGGAATAACAAACCCGATCCGGAAGAAGGTGATGTTATTTGAGGGTAGAAGTTAGATGCTTGACTTGTAATAAATTACTTGGTAAAATTAAAGGAGAAGCTGAAATAAAATGTCCCCGTTGTGGACAAATAAATACGGTTAATACCGAGCGCCAAAAGAGCGCCAGTTGACCGGTAAAATGGTTAATTGACGCTCTTTTTTCTTATATGATAAAGTGAGAGAACACTTAAAAACGCAAAAACTGGAGAGAACCAGTATAAAAACACAAAATTTATGGTGAGAGAACACCTAAAAACGCAGGAGGTAAAAATGGCAAGTTTGAGAGAATTGTTAGGAGATGCTTATAAAGAAAACATGACGCTTGAAGAAATAGAAGCGGTAATAGCGGACCTAGATTTAATAGATCGTTCCGCTTTAGGAGATGTTGTCAGTAAGAAAGTATTTGACAAGACCGCTTCAGAATTGGCAGCGCTTAAGAAGAGATTAAAAGAATTGGAGCAAAGTAGCATGACAGCAGAAGAAAAATTACAAGCGGAAATGAAACAAGCGGAAGAATTACAGAAGAAATATGCCAAGGAACTTGCTAAGCTTAGAGCAAAAGAAATTTTTGTAACATCTGGATTGAGTGAAAAAGACTACGATCCTCTTTTAGATGTAGTGGTATCTGAAAATGAAGAGATAACGGTTAGTCGAGCAAAAGCAATGGTGGATGTTATAAATGCTCAGAAACAAGCTGTTGAGAAAGCTGTGAAAGAAGAGTTGTTAAAGAACACACCAAAACCACCGGCAGGTAAAGCTGGAAATGTTGATTACACAAAAGAGATTGAACAAGCTCGTGAGAGAGGGGATATGGTAGCATTAGCAGCTCTAATTCGCCAACAGCAAATAATGAATCAGAATTGAGTAAAAGGAGATGGTTAAATGGCAGATCAAGATCAAGTTATTACGAGTTTTGATGTCTTGAATTATTCAGGGATGCTTTTTAATAAAGGGAACACTAGAACTCCGTTTAGCAGTATAATCGGTTCTAGGATGAAAAGGACCAATCATGTCGAGTTTGTCACAGGACAAGAATATCAAACCGAGGGTGGAAACCAGCCTGCAATTTCAGAGGCAGATTCTTTGACTGCTCCCAATGCAACTTATATTACTAGAGAGCAAAAAACAAATGTAACGCAGATTTTCCATGAATCTGTATATATTTCTTATGCTAAACAATCTAACATGGGAACTCTGTCCGGTGTGAATATTGCCAATCAGCGGGCTAATCCTGCGGATGAGCTTGATTTTCAAATTGCTGGCAAGATGGCTAAAATAGCTCGTGATATTGAATATACGTTCATCAATGGTTCCTACCAAATAGCCAATGACGACAACACGGCAAACAGAACCCGTGGAATGATTACAGCGATTACTTCCAATGTTATTGATTTGAACGGCAAGCCTTTGAGAGTTTGGGACATTGCTGAACTTATGAAGCTCGTATATGAAGCTCAGGGAAGCCTCAACGGACTTGTATTGTGGGTTGACCCTGTAAGCCTATTCCAGCTTAACGCTGATGCTGAGCAGAACGGCAACACAATAGTACCCGCTTCTCGGAATATCAACGGTATTTCTATCAATACCTTGCTGACTCCCCTTGGAGAAGTAGGGGTATATCTCGGCGAGTTCTTACCAGAGGGTACTGTGATGCTTTGGAATCCTGCTGTTGTTGCGCCCGTTGAACAACCTCATCCGGAAAAAGGCAATTTCTTCCTTGAAGAGCTTGCTAAAACCGGAGCGGGTTCAAAGTATCAAATATTCGGACAGATCGGACTCGATCATGGTCCCGAATGGTGGCATGGTAAAATCGTAAATATTTCTACAGACTTTGAGAAACCGAAACCTGGTAAGCTAATTTATACAATCGATCCGATTGAAACTGTAGAAGATTTGCCCGTAATTGAAAAAGTAACACTTAGCGGTACCCCAAAAGTAAACAGTCCTACTAACGCGTTAGAAATTAGTTATATAGGTAATCCTTCAAATCCTACATTGACTTATCAGTGGAAGATAGGTAATAGCCCAATGGGAACATTTACTGACATAGCTAATAATGCTACAAGTCCAACGTACACACCGGTCGCAGATAATGAAGGCAAGTTCATCAAATGCGAAGTAACTGCATCTGGAACGGCTAAGGGAACGGCATTGTCAAACGCCAAGAAAGTTGCACCCGCAGACGACTAAGAATGATTGAAGGAGGGATAGAGGATGGCAATACAACTCGAACGTTTAAAAATACAATTGGAAATTAAAGACGACGATCAGAATTTTCTTCTTATGGAAATGCTGGAGAGTGCGAAGTTCGCCATCCTCTCCCGTCGTTATCCCTTTGGCGATTTTCCTGTGAGCGACACAGGAGAACCGATTTTAGAACAACGTTATTGTGATTTACAAGTACGTATAGCTGTATATCTTTATAACAAAATGGGCGCTGAAGGACAAATCGCACATAGCGAAAATGGGATAAGTCGTTCTTATGAGGCTGGTGATATTCCCGAAAGTTTGTTAGATCAAGTTGTTCCCTTAGTTAGTATTCCTTTCAATTTGGAGGGGAACATATGAGATTATTAAGACGTAATAAACAATTGATTTATTATGCTCTATATGAAGGGAAAGAACCGCTAAAAGATGAGTACGGGAACGAAACTGGAGAATATAAACTTTTTTACTCCGATCCTATTCCTCTGAAATTAAGTGTGTCAGCGGCGAGAGGAGAGAGTTCGACAAGACAATTTGGCGAACTTGCGGATTACGACAAAGTAATAATTACTGATGATACAAATTGCCCGATAGACGAACATTCTATCCTTTGGGTCGATAATCTTGATACCAGTAAACCTCATGATTACGTGGTAAAAAGGGTAGCTCGAAGTTTGAATATCATTTCTTACGCTGTGAGTAAGGTGAGTGTCGGTGCGTAAAATTCAAATGAAATTAACCACTCGAAGTATCGACGATGTAATTAAAGAAGTTAAAAAGTACAGACAAGAAGTGGATGATAAAGTGAAAGCTCTCATAAAAGAGCTAGTAAACAAAGGTGTAGAAATTGCTAAAGCACAAGTGAGAGAACTCGATGCGGTATATAC